TCCGAGACAGAGAACGTTTGGACAATGAAATTAAAAGTTTAATCAAAAATATAGATATGAACACGCTGTCAGGTCCACACACAGCATGGTCAAATGTGGAAGGCAACGAAGGATACAGTTCAGTGGCCATCATTGACACCAGTTCTGTCACATTCCACAGTTGGAAAGATGGTGTAATACAATTGGATGTTTACAGTTGCAAAGATTTCAAAATAAAAACCATATTCAATTGGTTGGCACAATGGGATTTGGAGCAAGTGGACTACAAATACATTGACAGAGATCAAGGATTCAAAACACTAGCACACAATCAACTCAGCCATTGGGACAATGATCAGTACAATCTATCATATGAAGATGAGGTAATGTATGACTAAATTAAACAAACCATACAGAACACCGGGCAAATCAAAAAAATTTGCGGTAAAAGTGCGTAATCCCAAAACAGGCAATGTGAAAACTGTGAGATTTGGTGATCCAAAAATGAGAATAAAAAAATCAAACCCGGCTCGTAAACGTAGTTTTATGGCAAGGCACAAATGTTCAACACCAGGACCAAAAACAGGAGCACGTTACTGGTCGTGCCGAGCATGGAGATAGCATGAAAAAAGGATTTCACAAGACCAAAGACGGTAGAACAGCACGTAAAGGACTGTACTACTATGCCAACAAGAGAAGAAAAGCAGGCAAAAAACCAATCCGTAAAGGCCGACCAGGTTATGTTACCAGAGCGGCTGTGACAAGATCAGCGAGGACGGCTAAAAGATAATGGAGAGCGACAGTGGCAGGTATCAAAACCCACAAGGGTCAACAAACACAGCACAGCAAGTGTTATGCAAAAGGACAAGAGTGGGTGCCTTGCAGGGTCATACAACGCAAAAGATTTGGCAACGGCACAAGAACTTTTATGGCCGCACAGTCGGTACAGACCGGAGAGATATACAAGAATCATCAGGGATTGACAGCACCATGGCACTCGATAAACTTTACATCCACCAAGCCAGAGACGTCAAACTAGTGGACGATTGGATGAACCCATGGCCAATACCAGGAGAAAAATTAATCAACACAATCAAGGAGACTTATGACAAAATCAAAAAGCGTTTCAGCACCTAGAGGATACCATTGGATGAAAAAAGGTTCATCTTTGAGATTGATGAAGGGTGCATACAAGCCGCACAAAGGTGCAGTAAAGAAAGCAAAATTTAAAACTGTCAAATCGCACAAGAGTTATTAATGCCCGAGGCTGACACCAATAGATGTGTCATCATAGGCAACGGACCCAGCAGGCATCTTACACCATTAGAACAGATTGATTGCACAACATTTGGTTGTAATCAACTCTACAAAGAATACCAACCCAACTATCTGTTGGCACAGGACAAGGAAGTTATACATCAAATGCAACTGGATCGTGTAACAGAAGCAGTGTATGTGCCGCAACACAGTTATAGAATATTCAGGGACAATACATACACCACGTTACACAACATGAAAGAAATAAAATTTCCACACGTCAGAATGAATTCGTGGTTAACAGGAGAACAAGCCATAGTGTTGGCCGCACAGTTGGGTTACACACAAATGGATCTGATAGGATTTGACGGAGGACCCGAAAGCATATACCGTCAACCACAGGCACAAGCACAACCACATCGTGAAAGATATACACGCACATTAAAAATGATACAGGAGTATTTTCCTAAAATCAAAATCACAGTGGATCAATACTTTACCAGCAGAGGTTAAATACGAGCGTGGACAACCGCAAGGCCCACTGCTGTCTAACAAGTTAGGCTATTTGGTAGAGATATAATTCTACAAGCAAAGAACGTTCATTGCTAGTAGGGATAACCGCAAGGCCCCAAACACATTAACACAATTCCCAGCGTTTTATTATAACAACAACTAAACTACAAGGAGACCATTAACATGGCATTAGTAGCAAACGCAGGAACATCAGTATCGAATTCATTCGTAACTATGTTCAGTGATGATGTAAAACAAGCGTACCAACAAACATCATCAAATTTAGTTGACGCAGTTAGAGTTGTAAGAAACGTAACTGGTTCAACTTACAAGTTCCACAAACTATCAAAAGGTGGTTCAATCAAGAACAAAGCAAGATTCGAAGATATCACGGCTATGTCTGATTCGAGCAAATCTTTTGCAGGAAGTGGTGCTTACACTGGTAGCACAGCACAGAACAGTGTTGTAACTACTACACTTAACAATTACCATTCTGGTGAATACATTGACGACATGGATCAATTTAAGACAAATATCGATCTTAGAAACACGTTCGCATCAGCGATTTCGTCAGGTTTAAACAGAGCGGTAGACCAAGAGATCATCGACGCATTAGATGCCTCTGCACCAACTACACAGGTGACAGCAGGATCTGGATTAACTAAAGCAAAATTTTTAGAAGTCCACGAAGCGATGAATGCTCTTTCAATTCCAACTAACGACAGATGTATAATCATCTCTCCGCAAGCCTTAACAGATCTTTTAACAGATTCTAACTTGGTTACAGCGGCAGATGGTTTAGTATCTAACACTGCATTGACTTCAGGATACATTCCAAATGTATTCGGTTTCAGAGTGATTATGTCAACTCTTTTAACAAAAAATTCTGTTCAAAGAGATTGTTACGCAATTCACAAAGATTCAGTAGGTCTTGCATTAGCATCTGACATCACTACAAGAATCGATTATGTGGCTCAAAAAGCATCACACCTAGTACTTGGTACTATGTCTGGTGGAGCAACAGCAATTGACGTAGACGGAATAGTTAAAGTGGAGGTTACAGAGTAATATCTGTACAACTTCGCAGTTCATTCAAGGCAGGCCCTCTTTAATTTGGGGGCCTGTCTTTTTTTATACCCGATAAATAGTTTACAAAAAAGGAACCACCCATGGCTGAAAGTAAAGTTTCAATATCAAACCAAGCACTAACAAAATGTGGTGCCGCAACAATAAGTTCATTTACAGATGGATCACACGAAGCAAACGTATGTTCGACCATGTATGACAACGTGAGAAACGGCTTATTGTATTATACATTTTGGAATTTTGCTGTAACCAACAAATCTTTAAACAGATTAAATGAAACACCCACGAACACCAAATACCTTTATGCGTTCAGTTTACCGGGTGATGTCATAAGAATTAAAGGATTTTTTGATTCAGACGGAATGTATTCAGAAGATTACAGCATTGAAGGCAGTAAAGTATTTGCTAATGAAAAAACATTATTCATAGAATACGTTGCAAACATTGTGGAAGATGACATGCCTGTATTTTTTATAGAAACATTAATAGCCAAAGTGGCATTAGAAATAAATGAAGCCATAACAGGTGTTGGCACTCTATCAAACAGATTGGCTGGAGACTATGAAGCCAAACTGAGAGCGGCAAGAATAGCAGATGGACAAGAAAATCCACCTCATAACATAGTACCTCCAGGCAGATATGTTGAAGCACATTTAGGTAATACAGGTCTGACCAATAGAAGGTTAAGACACAGTAATACCTAACAATGACAATAAGAAAATATTCGCAAACTAATTTTACACAGGGCCAAGTAGGACCAAACATTTTTGGTCGTAATGACACACCCATTTACAGAGCAGGGTTGGCAGAACTGTCAAACTTCTTGATACTACCACAGGGTGGCATACAAAAAAGAAGAGGATTTCAATTTATCACAGCAGATCCTGACAACAGTACCACACCAGACGGATCAACATCACTTACCACAGCAGGATTTCATGCATCATCGAGATTAATTCCTTTTAAATTCTCAGATGGACAAGAATATGTGTTGATATTTGAACCAGCACACGACAGTGATGCCGCAAAAATACACATCTATTATCAAGATGTAAGACAGAGAGTGCTTACCAACGGATCAGATGGTAATGTTTTTCCAATTACAACTTCAAACATAGCAGACATAAGATTTACACAAAGTTTTGATTACATGATATTGTGTCACAAAGACATAAGACCCATGCAACTTGTGAGAGGTAGTACCAATGACGCTTGGTCAATAGGGTATCTTGCATTTGATCACATACCAACAGCAAACTTTAACTTTGATGCTTCATTAACACCAAGTGCCGCAACAGGTACCAACATCAACATGACACTAGCAGGTGGCACATACAGATGGGTTGATGCAGATGCACCCGCAGGACACAAAAATATGCACGTGGTAATAAATGGTGGATTGGTAAAATTAAAAACAAGAACCAGTGCCACAGTTATGGTAGCAGATGTAATTTACGATCTTGTGGACACAGAAACAGCAGAAGGACATGAATGGGAAATAGATGCCTTTTCAGATCTTTCTAGTTCGTTGGGTGGTGGACATCCGCGTTCAGTTTCTTTTCACCAGAACAGATTAATATTTGGTGGTACCAGAGACAAACCACAAACATTATTTGGATCACAATCAGGAGACTTTTTTAACTTTGACAGTTTTACAAGAACAGTTACAGAGTCAGGTGGTTCAACAGATGTAACAGGAACAATCACAGATGATGCAAGTATAATTTTTACTATTGCTTCAGACAGTGTCAACGTAATTCAACACCTAGTATCACAACAATCACTTTTCATATTCACATCAGATGGTGAGTTTGACATGTCAGGAGAACCTGTAACTCCCAGCAACGTTCTTGTAAGAAAACAAACATCTTACGGAGTTGACTCGGGTGTAACAACACCAAAGATTGTGGACAACGAAGTATTGTTTGTGGCCAAAGGTGGCAAACAATTAAGAGCATTTGTTTACAACTTTAACACAGACGCATACTCAGCCAAGAACTATTCACTAGTACACCATGACATACTGTCAGGTGCAGACAGAATAGCAGTATTAACCAACTATGCCAACACCAACACCAACTATGTTTTCTGCACAAACTCAGATGGCAGTCTAGGAGTATTGGGTGTAAACACAGAATTTTCTGTTGTGGGTTGGATGAAGTTTACCACAGACGGCAACTTCAAAGATCTTTGCGTGGTTGACGATAGATTATATTCACTGGTACAAAGATTTGACAATGACGGTTCTAGTTTGAACACAGGAGTATTCCTAGAGAAATGGTCAGAAGATGATATATTTTTAGATTCATTCCACACAACAGATTCAACAGGTTCAAGTTTTACAGGAGCACAAGGACTAGAAGGTAGAACTGTAAAAGTTGTAGCCGATGGTTTATTGCATCCAGAAATCAGCGTGGACAACGCTGGTAATTTTACATTATCAAGAACAAGTTCCAGCACACAGATTGGACACAACTATGAAAGCACAGCAAAAACTTTACCAATTGTTTTTAATGCAGGTGGACAAAGCACACTTGGAGAAAAAGTTAGAAAAGTTTTATGTGAACTACAATTACAAAACACAAAAAGTTGCAAGGTAGACAACATTGTTGTACCATTTAGATCGTTTGGCACGTCGTTGTTAAATCAAGGCATAGATGGATTTTCAGGACAAAAACGTGTTAGATTAAGCGGTTATGCAACAACACCTCAAACCACTTTCAAAAGTGACGAGCCACTACCATGTACCTTGTTAAGTATGACTAATGAAGTTAAATTTGCAGGTGGCAAACTCCAAGACGCTGGTTAAACAACCAGTCAGGCATCCACTAAATTTTGAACACTACGAATATGTTATTAATAATTGCAGAGATGTGGATCTGCAAGAGATAACATTGATGGGTTATACCAGAAACAGATTAATTAGAAAGTTTGATGAACTTGAAGATGGAGTAACAGGCTCTTACCACAACATACCTTTCCTGGCCGCAGGCACACACGTGATAGACAATGAAGTATGGTATTGGTTTATTGGCACTCCGTTGGCAAATGATTTTTTCTTTCGTATATCAGGAGAAGCAGAAAAACTAATCAGAAATAGTATGACAAAACATCCTGATAAAAAACACCTTGTGCAAGTATGGAGCAGGCACACGCAGAGTGTAAAATGGTTAAATATGTTAAAGTTTAACAAAATTGACCGTTATTTTCAAGGTCATGAAGAAATTTTTATAGTTGAGAGGAAACGAAACTAACCATGTGTGCACCAAGAAATCAATTAATTAAAACAGCATTAATAGGAGCGGCAATCTACGCAACAGGTGGAGCGGCCGCATCGTCATTATTAACCACGTCCGGTGGCTCAATGGCCGCGGCAACAACCACAGCATCAACAACATCAACACTGTCAACACTAGCCAACGCGGCAAAATTTGTGTTACCAGCAATCAGTGCCGGTGGTAACATATTACAAGGTTACATGAATTCACAAATATTGGCACAGAAAGCAAATTTTGTTAATTTTGAAATAGCAACAGAGAAGTCAGCATTCAGTTTACGTAAAGCACAGAAACGTAGAGAGATGATACAAGCCATAGGTAAACAACGTGCATTATATGGTGTAACAGGTACAACATTAGAAGGATCACCTGCAGACGTATTAGGATTGACTGCAAGTAATTTTGCAGAAAATGTTTACATTGATGCTTTCAACACAAGTCAAAAAATACTTGGCAAAGAACAACAAAAAGATATACTAAATCAAGAATCTAAAAATGCAATTATTGGTGGCTACACAGCGGCCGCAACCACATTAGGCACAAGAGGATTTATGGATATTATTACCACACAAGGCTCTACACCAAACACAGGACCCGACAGTGAAATATCAAAAGTAAGCAGGATAAGAACAGCAACAGAGGGAAGTAGTTAATGGCAAAAAGTATTAAGATACCACAGTTCAAAGGTGGTGGGCTAACAGCACAATCAACATACAGAGCACCAACACCAGGACAGGGTGCAGTCAAGATCGTTGAAAACATTACCAACATAGCAACAAAGTTGGACACAGAAATTGCAAGTCAAGAAGCATATAAAAAAGGACTTACAGCACAACAGGAAGCCACAGCAAAAGGTGAAAACTATGTGGGTCCAACCAGTGCGTTCAGTGTAACAGCACAAGCATTTCAAAAAGGTGCCAACGCGGCATTCATTACCAGCAAGAGTGCAGAACTTGAAAATGAACTAACACAGTTGAGTGAGAAACACAGTTTAGATCCTGACAAATTTACCACATCATCTGAACTATACAAAGAAAACTGGTTGTCAACTTTACCCAGCAATCTACAACCACAGTTGAGTTTGGGTTTTGACAAAGCCAGAAATAATTTATTGTTACAAGTACAAGCCAATCAACGTAACGATCAGTTCAATCAAAATTTAGAAGTTATACAAAACAACACCAGTGACATAGTTAGAAAATTGTCATTGAGTGTTACCAACCAAGGCTACACAGACACACTGCAAGATTACTTTGCGGACCTAGAAGTCAAGTATGAAGTGCTGAAACAAGATTTTAATTTGAGTGTTGCTGACATGAGGAAGTTAAAAAATGCACACAGAACAGACATCATAAGTGCATTCATACAAGCAGACTTCAGCAAGGTCAAAGACAATCCAGAATCCATAGCGGCACTAAAGGCATCAATTGCTGATGGCACATACACGCTAGATGGCAATCCGTTGGGTAACCCAGAAGAAGGATATGCTTTTGCAATACCAGGTGGCAGTGTATTATCATTGGATGAAATCAGCACATATGGCACAGTGGTAGAAGCATTAGAAACAGAAAACAAAAAACAATTCGTTGGTTTGCGTAATCAGATCACTTTCAGCAACGACAAGGTGGTTGAACAATTAACAAATGCAGAGATTGGTATTATTATAAAAGACGGCATACCTAAGATAGATTCAGTGGTGTTCCCATTAGAAGAAATGATAGCCGCGGGATTTGACGATGCACAAATTACAGAGGCACAATTAAAATTTAAAAAGGCCCAACAAATTGGCTTAATAAGAGCATATGCTGTTGTCACCCCACTTGCACAGATCAACAACTTAAAATTTGATCTACAGACAAGGATCGATGCACTCGATGCCAGCAATTATCAAGACGCACAACAAATTGATCTATTAGAAAAACAATTAGAAGCAGTTAACGAAGAACAAAAAGCAAAAATAGAAGCATTCAAACCAGGCAACAATCCTACAGATTATTTCATAGGCAAACTGGGCTATGAGGTTGACACAACCACAGCAGAAGGCAGTGCAATGATGGAAAAAATTATTGCAGAAAATATAGGTGTCCCACCAGGAGGCATGAGGGTAAGCAAGGTACAAGGTGAAATCGAAATGGATGCTATCTACAGTGCAATGACACAAGGGTATGATGCATATCTGCAACAAGTTAATAATTTAAGATCAAGACAAAAAAATTATACATCAAGTTACATGTCAGAGGGCATAGGCAGTAAAAATCATGACAAGTATTCGCATATGTTCTTGCAAGAATTAATTACATTACCAGGATCAAATCCTATAGATAACAAAATATTGTTTGATGCTATTAACAACAGCGAAACATACAAAAAATTTAGATCAACTGAATTTACAGAAGCAGATGTGACATCTGCAATCAACACACTGATATCAGATGACTTTGGTGATGGCATAGATGCAACGGGTGGATTTGGCAAAAGTATCATAGACACAACACACAAACTGTTTAGAAGAGACGTAGCCAACGGTATGAGCCTGCAGGAAGCAACAGAAAACGCAAAATCATTTATAGAACGTAACACAGTAAGAATTAATCACGGCATAGGTGAGGGCTATTCATTAATGAGTAGAAACATTGCCAATGGACAATTTACTGATGCTGACGGTAATAATGCAGGAAGGCAAAACACTATTACAAAACTTGCAAATGACATTAAAGAAAATCCACACAGATATGGTATTGCACTTGCAGATGGACAAACATATGAACAATGGGTTGATCTACTTGATGATGCAAAATTGGTGCAGGTGAATGGACAATTGGTTTTAAAAATGAGCAATGACATCAGCAGTACCGCAATCACACAAAAATTACCCAGCAGTGAAACAGATAATTTTTATGCAACGTTTTTTGTAACACCAGACAAAAATAATGCAGTGGTGGCAGAGAACAAAGAATTCACATGGAACTACAAACCAGCAGACAACAACTGGTACAACAAATTTACTTCATCCAATGATGGCAAAAGTTTAAGAGTTTATAACACAAGACTAGGTCCAAAAGAAATAATGGTTGATGACAACATTGACCAGTGGGGTGACAAGTTTGCAAAATATGTTATGGATAACAATTTATTGTATGACACTACAGATCCGCAAGGTAATTTTGGTGCACCACAACAGAGCATATATGAAGACAGTTTTACTAGAAACTTATTTTTGAACAACGGTGCAACTTTTACATCTACTGATCAATTTGTTGCAAACGGTATCAGCCTTGCATTAAAAAACAGTGCAAACATTGACGATGCTATGCTGTCATGGTTGGGTGGCAACAGCACATACCTGTCAGCGTTGAAAGATGACCGTGTCAGAACATATGTTAAAAAATATTGGAAAGAAAATTTTGATTCTATACAGAACTTAACAACCAACAATGACATGCCCATACAGATGTCAGTGTTACAAGCATTGACTGATGTTGTAAGACAGGCACCAGTGTTTACACAAAGAGACGATACACAAGAGTTTGAAGGAGGAGCATAGTGGCTCTAACAGCACCAAAACCATTACGTGCAGACACCCCAGGAGAAGCGTTACCAACAAGTCAAGGTTTTTGGCAAAACTTTGGATTGGGTTTTAAATCAGGTTGGGAACACACCACAATAAACTTATTAAGTGACAGCCAAGTACTTTTAAATGCACAAATGCAAAAAAATGCAGGCATTCCCAAATCAGAATGGAATCCAGAAAATCCATTGTACGTGGAAGGCTTAGAATGGTTTGATGGTTTAAACTATGAAGTTGTAAGAAGAGCACACGAATCATTGGATCTATCCAAACAGATGCAGGTGGCCAAAGAAAACAGCACAGGCTTTGACGGTACAGTTGGACAGTTTACTGGTATGCTGTCAAGTGCATTCGCAGATCCAATCAACTACGTGCCATTACCAATTGCAAAATTTGGTTCTACTTTTTTAAGAAAAGCGGCCATAGTGGGTGGTGTCAACGCAGGTATAGAAACAAGTTTATATCCCATAATGAAAGATGCATATCAAGTCAGAGGACAAGAATATGGCATAGAAGAAGCGGCAATAAATGCGGCTTTTGCCTTTGGTGCAGGTGCTGTGTTATATGGTGCATTCAGCGGATTACCCACTGCCATGAGAGCAATGAATTTTGGCAACAGCAAAAAAACAGTTGCTGATCAAATGATTGCTTCTAGAAGAAACAAACACAGTGATTATGACATAGAAACTACAATACAAGATTTGATCAACAACAACACAGTGCGTATCAAAGACGATGGATTTGATAACATTAGAGATTTCAAGTTCAACAAAACAAGCATAGAAAACTTTTATGTGGACACGTCAGGTAAAATATTTAGAAACACAGAAGACGGTGCCAATATCACAACGTCAAAAGATTTTATTGAAGTTGTAACGGATCTAGATGGTACCATAGTGTTACGTGGACCAACAGAAGGACTAACAAAAATATTACCAACAATCAGCAAAGGGTCAAGCACAGAAGTAAAATTTAGGATTGAAGACACAAACACACAAAAAAATATTTCAACCAACAGAGAAGGCCTTAATAAATTTGCAAATGATTCAGCGGCTCAAATTAAAAAAACACGTAGCCAAGAAGCGGCACCAAGTTTTATAAGAAAAATATTCAAAACAAACACAGATGAAAATTTAACTTCATTGGACGATTTATCAGATCTGTTTATTGTAAAAGACACAAAATTTGAGATTGAACCAGACCCAGTGCGTGGTATTAATCTAGATGAAAACATTGGTAAAGTTATCAGAAATGAAAACGGCAAAAGAACTGTTATCGTAGATCAAGATGAAAGAAAAGCAGTTATAGAAGCAATAAGGAAAAAATTAACAGATTCGGGCAATGATCCTGGCATAGACACAATTAAAACAAACAAAGTAAATGATGCAGACACACAACTGGATGAAAATTTACAACCAAACAAACAGCAAGATGTAGAAAACAGATTGCGTGTTGTTAGTAGAATAGATAACACAAACGAAGTCGACGCAGGAAGAACTCCCGAAACATTAGAAAATGTTAAGACAGCAACAACAACAAGATCACAAGCAGTCACAAACATTACGGAACAGTTTAACCAACAACAACTTGCTGATCTAGGATTAACTATTAGAGACAACGATCTAGTTGACATTGGAGACATAAATGCAAATCTTACAAAATCTAAATTAGACGGTGGATTGGGTATTTCAAAAGATAATATGTTAGCAGTAAAAAATAGATTAAAAGCAGAATTTAAAAAAATAAAAGACAGAGAAGCAACAGAAACAGCAACACGTGAATACAACGTGTGCAGGAGGACATAATGTCAGCAGATAATTGTTGGAAAATATTTCAAAATAAGTTAAAAGAAATTGGTGATGTAATTGATGACAGTTACAGAGCAAGACTTGAAAACGATTACAACAGGTTACAACAGGACCTTGCAACACAAAATCGTCAGTTGGAAGATGTCAATCCTGAAACTGGTAACACGTATCTTGACGATTTTTTAGAAAACATACACATTGAACCTAATAAAAAACAATTAGAAAATATAAATGCGGCTACCATCGAAGCCAAAAATGTTATTGAATTCAACAGACAGATACAAGACACATATGAAAATTTAAAAATTGTATACAAAGGTGATAAAAAATTCACAGGACAAAAATTATTACAAGAGGCAATAATTGCACACATATACAACACCAACTTCACATACAACACCAATCCGTTAGAAATGTTAATTAGGAATGAATCGCAGATACTAGATGCTAACTTCCGTAGACAAGCACAAGATATCTTGGGCACAGACAATGACAGAGGATTTTTTGACTTTTTTAGCGACAGCAACAAACAAAATCAAATTGATTTTTTACAAGAGTACAGCAACATTATCAATAATCCAACTGCAAAAAATTTAAAAGCAGTGACTGGTAACACACAAGCCAGAGACATAGCACGTGCATTTGTGGACAACGTTGTTGTAGATGCAGAAGTAAAAATGAACAGGTATGGTGGCCGAACCAACGCATTGACAAGGAACAGATTGAAAGTTAGATTCAACAAGAATAAAATGGAAAAAGTAACCAGAGATGAATTCATCAAAGACCTAACACCGAGATTGAGCAATGACGTGCATGGCACAACGGAAAATATACAGGACATGGTAGGAGACATCTACGATCAAATAATGGACGGTGCAAACTGGAGACAGATCGACGACATTGTAAAAGACTATCAGAACACAGGCAAATCTGTGCCTAAACCTTTAACATATAAATCAGGACAAGACATTTTTGATTTATCGCAAAAATACACTCCAGATCAAAATCCTTTGAATTTGATGTTGAACACAATAACTGAAAACGGTAGATTACTTGCATTAACAGAAAAATTTGGTGCAAACTATCACAGAACAATACAAGAATTAAAAACATCATTAAGCAGTGAATTAAAAGGACAAAAGACTGCAGGGTTTAACAGTGCAATGAATTTTTTAGAAGAATCAATTCAACCGCAGATTAAAGAACAATTTGGTACTGCCGCAAGAACATTTACAAGTTTAAGAGCAATCGAAGCAGGTGCAAGATTAGGTAGTGCAGTTATAACCAGTTTTATGGACATGCCGGTTGTGTTGTGGGCAGGCAGAAACATATTCAAACTGCCGGGGGCTGAATTAATTTCAAGCATATTTAGAGTACCAGTTTATAAAAATTTAGACAAAACAAAAGTTAGAAACTATCAATTAATGACACACGATTTTGCACAAGCATGGTTAGCCAACAGTGGTGAAAGATTTGGTATGATTGATGTGGGTGGAGCCATGACTAGATTTGAAAGAGGCAGTTACAATTTTGCAACAAAAATATTCAAATACAGTGGATTAAATTGGTGGACTGAAAGTTTACAAAAAGCAACAGGCACAGTTTATCAAAAATACCTAGGTAGAATTATTAAAGAAAAACGTGCTTGGAATACTTTGGATTTAGATTTTAGGGCACAGTTTGAAAAATTTGGGATCAACAAAGCAGATTACGAAAAACTTATCAACACACGAAACATTGTGGACAGCGATGGTGGATTGAATTTGTACGCACTTAAAGATGAATTGTCAACAGGAAAAGGAATACAGAGCAAAATGATCAGTGTGGTTAGAGATGCTGTGGATACCATGGTTATTAAACCTAGTGAGTTTGATAAATCCGCAGGAAGAATATTTTTAGCAGACGACGGAGGTCCTGGAAGTCAATTTATAAAATTAATAACACAGTTTAAAACACACCCTATAACTTACACGAGAAAAGTGATATGGAGAAATTTTTTACGTAAAAAAGCAGTAAGAGACAACAACGGACAACTGGTAGATGCATTGGACAAAATTGACAACATATGGCCAGCAGTAACACTAGCAGGTTCAATGATCACAATGGGTGTTGTTGTTGCACAACTAAAAGAAATTACGCTAGGTAAAGCACCGCTAACAGATCCGGGTGAACTGGCATACAGATCAATACAGCAATCAGGTGTTGCTGGTTTAATAAGTGATCTATTAGTCAGCGTTTTAGAGCCAGCAATTAAACAATTCAGCACAGACAAAAAAATTAGGGTATCAACCACTGGTGAGATGGCACAGCAATTTGCAGGACCGTTAGCCGGTGATGCATTAAAACTAATGAGTAACATCATGGGCATTGGTACAGGTGCGGCAAGATTTGCAACAGGTGTTGACGATGGTGAGTTCATAAAGAAAGAATTATCTAAAACAGGAAAAAATTTATTAGGCTATACAGGTCTTCAAAGTTTTTGGGCAACCAAGGCATTGTACCGTGCTTTAATAACAGAATATCTAACAGAGGTGTTGGATTACAAAACGTATCTACGAACACAAAAAAGACTTAAACGAGATGCTAGAGAAAAACGATTGGGTGGTGAACTTAACATCATTGATCTTTTCAACTAGGGTCGCTAAATATTAGGAGAAAAAGGAAGTTATGACAACATCAACAACAACACCAAGATTAAGTTACACAGCAGACGGTTCAACAGCGGCATTCACATTTAACTTTGAGATTGCAGATAGTTCATCTATCGCTGTATATGAAGGTGCTACTAAAAAAACATTAACCACGCACTATACTGTATCATTTGATTCAGGCACTTCAGGCACAGGAACTGTTACATTTAACAGTGCACCAAGCTCAGGAACCATCACTTTAATCAGAGACACAAACCTTGCAAGAACAACGGATTTTGAAAATTCGGGTGCTTTCTTGGCTTCCACAGTAAACACAGAATTAGATAGGTTATCACAGGCAGTTATTGATGCCACAGACAAAATTGAAAACAGAGCAATATCAACTGTAGAACCAAACACAGATACTGCCACACTAACAATACCTGCCGCGGCATCTAGAGCCAACAAAGTATTAAGTTTTGATGGATCAGGTAATGCACAGGTAACAACAGATGCAGGTGGTGATGTAACACTAACAGGTTCACAAACATTAACCAACAAAGCCATAGACGCAGACAACAACACAATAACAAATTTAGAAGTAGACAACATCAAAGCGGCAACGCTGGTAACGGAGTCAGAGGGCATCGCATCCAATGACAACGACACAACACTACCAACCTCAGCGGCAGTAAAAGACTACGTTGATACTAACACAATTACAGCCTCTGAAAGTGTAACATTAACAAACAAAACATTAACAGCACCCATCATAAACGGTGCAGTAACTGGCAACGCAACATATGCCACAACTTCAACATCAGCGGATGCTTTTAAAACACCAACTTTAAAATTGCAGGGTGATGCCGCAACAATACAATCAATTGGCACAAACCAAGATATAACTTTAAGCACAACAGGAACTGGTGCCGTAAATGTTTCATCAGACATCATATCAACAGCCAATGTCAAGAACCCAGCCATATCAATTGGTGGCTTAACCGACGCAGGTGCGGCTAACTTTGGAATTATACAAGGACTTAGATCCAACGAGAACATACAAATCGATCCAAACGGCACAGGAACAGTTGAATTAAAAGCCAACACCAACGTGACAGGCACATTGACAACAACTGGCACGATTACTCCAGGTGGCAACATACTGTTGGACGGCAACAAAGTTACAGGTGGATCAACTGCGGCACCAAGTGCGGACGGTGATTTAGCCAACAAGAAATACGTGGATGATTCATTTGGATCATTTTCTGCCAGCGGTATATCAGTACTTGACTCAAGTGTTATAGTAACAGATTCAGGATCAAACGGCAAGATAGCCTTTCAAGCAGACGGTACTGCGGTTGCAGACGTAACATCAGCGGGTGTTGATTTCAAAGACAAAGCGTTATCAAATATTGGTAGCGTGACATCAGATGGTTATGCGGCACAGTCTGGACAAGACTTCCATGTATCATTGCACAATTCACTTACTCCAGGGTTTGTTATAGAGAATGCAGGTGGCACGGATCTGATACAGATTGATACCGACTCAAGTGGAGACACAATTAAAATTGGTTTGGGCACAAACACAGTAACACAATTTCCCAAAGGTTTCACAGCCAACGGCACTGCCACATTCAGTGGTGGCACAGTTGCAATTGACAACTTAAACATTAATGACAATATTATTTCATCAGACTCAAATGCGGACATACGTATTGAGCCAGGTGGAACAGGTAAAATAACTTCAACTGGAGTGGTGTCATTAACAGACGATACCAGCACAAGTCCAAATTTATTAATTGCTGGTGGTGGTTCAACAGGTGACTTTACATTAAAATTAGGAAATCATCCAATCAGAGCTAACCAAGGTAATTCAATATATGCTGATGGAAGTGCTTTATATCTAGAATCAAGTACCAACAGTGTTATATTACAAAATTCATCCCTAACAGCCGCGGCAGACAGAGGAATTACTTTTGAAACCACATCAGGTGGTTCGGGTGGTGGAACGATTAAAAATTTAAATTTAGATATCATCAACAACACAATATCATCAAAACAATCCAACGAAGACATAGAACTAGATCCAAATGGAACTGGAGATATTGTATTAGGCAACTTTAGATTCGATGTGGATCAATCAGTTGGTTCAGGAC